ATTGACTTTCCGGGATCACGCTATCCTCTCGCACAAGTGTTCGCGCTGCCGGCCATACCGGCATTTTGTATAATTTTCAGAATGAAAGTGTCGCACTTTTTGACACGCGCCGCCGCTTGTATGGTGTTATAATAAAGGTGGCGTATAGTGCCGGTGTATGAAGTGATGGAGAGGAGATGTTAGTATGACCATTTATATTAAGACTCCAAAGGGTAGGATGATTATCGATCCGGATAAATTTTTCCCAGCAAATAAGGCTGCTATAAAAGATTTACTTAGGATCATCAACGATCCTGTAACGGGTGACGGAGCAGAAAAGATCCAGGAGTGTATTGATTATTTAGAAGGACAAATTCATTATTTAAAAGAGGATGAGATAGAGTATACGGATCTTAATAGAGTCATGGGAGATCTTACTACAAACGAGTTTTCCATTTATTACTACTCGCAACGGAATAAATTGATCGATAAGATCTTGGATATGATTAGAATTAAGAGGTTAAAATATCAATCAAACATAGAACAGTTGAGAGGGGGTATCAGATCATGAAATGTATCACAACGATTTATCACAAAGGTATCTGTAACAAAGGTGATATTGTTCTGACCGTCTGCCGCGGCGCTAATCGCCTGGGTATCATCTATGATGTCTGCAAGACAAAATGGGGTGATATCTACTATAATATCCATTATCCGAATGGCTGCTATTCCTTGAAGGATCCTGAAGATGTTATACCGATTGAAAACGGAGATATCAACAGCCTGGCCGCGCTGGTGGCTATCGCTGCATCGGCGGAGGATTGACAATGTTACATGAAAGCAGCAAAGACAAGCGATATAGACACAAGTTAACCAAAAGCGGCCTATCGATTAAAGTAGCCTGGAATAACAGACGAAGCCGGAGAGAACAAGCGCAAAAGCATTTTGAACACAAACCATATCAAACAGATTTTTAACGGGAGGACATACTATGATTAAAGAAGGTAATGTAAGAGTGACGTATACTGTATCCAGCAACTTAAATGATGCCATAAGAGCATACTGCAATCAAAATGAATACAGTGTGTCTAAACTGATCCAGGAACTGATAACCGAATTTTTAAATGAAGTTACTGAAAAGGGGGATGCTAATGCAGACAGTAATTGAAGTGAAAGTAGTTGATCTGATCATCTTATTTGTCCTGGCGCTTATCCTCATGGTGATCCTGGCCGCGCTGCTATATGCAGCCGGTCGCGATTACCTGGAATACAGGCGGTATAAAGCCAGGGCAAAGAGAAATAGAAAGAGGGGTGATAGAAAAAATGAAAACTGGATTGAACTGTGAACAGCCTTTTGATGAGTGGTCAAGGGAGTTTGAAAAGAACGTTACTTCCACTGTAGTACAGTTGTTTGATATGACAAGCGGCTGTTCTGACACAGTATCTACGATGTTACATGAAACAATGGGTTTTATTCTTGAAGAGTCCGGCATATCTCCGGCGATGCTGCAAGTATTTGAATTTATATCTTCTGATGATCTCTCCGAGAAGGGGGGATCATAATGCAAGCAAAGAACTATGATATTGATACAAGCGGTATGAGTATCAAACAATTAAAGTCCTTTTTCGGTACCGCGTTAAAGGCTGCCAATGATCGCATCCGGACCTTAACAAAACCGGATAACATAACCGGAGCGCAAGCCTACAAATATAATGTGGAACCGTTGCGCGGGGCCGGTTACATCAAGACGCGCACAGACAAAGCCAGCGGCCGGGAAATGACCGTATTCACGCAGCCAAAAGCGCCCAGGCGCGGGGCATCGGAAGCAGAGCAAAAGCGATATGGGGCGCAGCTGCGCGAGGCGGTCTCCCAGGTAAAGCGGTTTTTATCAGCCAAGACTTCAACGGTTGCCGGCATTAAAGAAGTACAGCAAGAGCGCCGAGCCCAATTAGATGACCTCATAAATGAGCGCGGGATAGGTGGCGGAAAGGGAACCGGATTGTCTAATAATGACAAAGACGCAATTTTGCGCTGGATGGGATCGCCGGAAGGCCGGGACGCTATGAGCAAATTTGATTCGCACCAGGTAAGGGAAGGTATTACAACTGCGGTGATCGCGAACAGATCAAGCGGACAGCAAACAAGTATTGCTACCTTATTTAATGAGTTTGAGCAAAGTCAACAAACATTCGCTGATTGGATAGACAGCAACGAAAGTATGCTGATGGAATTAGGAGAGTTATAACAATGTTAAAAGTGATCCGGCCGGATATGCTGCCGACTTCCAGGCTATCAGAAATAGACGCATATACATATGAAGATTTACCATTGTTAAAACAACTGGTAGACTATGGCGTTAACATGTCTGATATCTATAGGCGGCGGAACCGACCGGATCTTATTTCTGATTTCGCTACTTTTGATATTGAGACAACGACAATCCCTGTAGACTCCAAAAAATATTCTATAGATGATGATCCATACTCTTTTCCATACTTATACCAATTTTATATATTTGGCCGTGTTTGGTTTTTCCGTGAAGATTTTCAGTTTCGACATTTTATTGAAACTTTGGAGGAACTATTAAGGGAACAGTCTTTACAGTTGACAATCTACGTTCATAATCTGTCATACGAGTATCAATTTTTAAAGTCCAGGATTGAACTAGATTTCAAAACCGTGTTTGCGATGCAATCGCGCCGGATCGCAAAGGTTGAAAGTAAAAACCATAATCTCATTTTCAAATGTTCTTATCTTCTGTCAAATATGTCGCTTGAGAAATTTACTCAAAATTATTGTCCTGAGCAGTACCGGAAAGACAAAGATTTAATTGATTATGAAGTGATCCGTTTTCCCTGGGATGAATTACCGAATGAGATCTACTACTATGGCGGTATGGATGTTGTCACGCTATACCATGCTATCCGGTCTATCATGGATAAAGAAGGTGACACGATCAAGACAATCCCGCTTACAAATACCGGTTATGTCCGGAGAGTATGCCGCACTGCCTGTCTTGGAGATAATACGAAAGATTATCATACTGAGGAAGGAAAGAAAACATACCCTATTTACAAGCGTTATAAATCAATGCTTGTAAAGTGTATGCCTACACTGGAACAATATAACATGCTGCGCGATGCTTTCCGCGGCGGAAATACTCACGCGAACAGATACAAAGCGGGGCAGATCCTGGAGCATGTAGCCAGTAAAGATTTTACGTCGTCATATCCGGCGGCGCTGATCGCCTATGATGGTTTTCCAATGGGAAAACTAATGGATTGTACTGCAAGTGTCCAGGATCCGGCGCGACTTGCCTGGTATATAAAAAAGTATTGGGTGATTTTGGAAGTCGTCTTTTTGGATTTAGAGTTACGTGATCCATATCACACACCATGTCCTTATATACCAGTAGCAAAAACCAGGCACGAGCGCAAGTATGGAATTTATGATAATGGGCGTATCATAAAACAACTTGGATATACAAAGTTCACCTTCCTGGGGATTGAGTGGGATCTGATCAAGAAGCAATACAAAGGAAAGTATAAGATCACAAAGGCGCTGTATACAATCGCAGGGTATCTGCCGAACGGCTTAAGAAAGTCTGCGTATGAGTTTTACAAAGCCAAAACAGAACTTAAAGGAGTAGCCGGTTTTGAATATGAGTATATGAAAGGTAAAAACCGCGCCAATTCCACATATGGGATGATGGTGGAACAGCCAGTAAAGAAGATCATAAAAGTAAATGAAAAGGGGGATATCATCGAATCAGATCCAACGGAAGACGAAGCGGCCGCGATGCTGCTTGACTATACAAAGCCTAAAAACCGAAAATTTCTACTATATCAATGGGGGGTGACAATTACTGCAATCGCCAGGGTCCGACATATGGAGATTATAGATATCGTAGGTTCTGACTTTGTATATGGTGATACCGACTCTGTAAAATATCAGGATCCTGAAAAGTATGAACCTATCTTTGAAGAATACAACAAGATATGGATACAGTATGCGCAGCAGTGCGGTGTTCCAATATCCGCGGTCACAGTAGATGGTAAAACGGAAACACTTGGAGTTTTGGATACAGAAAACGAGGCAGCGCGGTTTATAACACTGGGCGCCAAAAAATATTGTTATGAAGATCAAGACGGAAAATTACATCTGACGGTTGCGGGAGTCCCCAAAGCAGCTGGTGAAAAGATGCTAGGACGGATTGAGAATTTCAAGCCAGGCTTTGTATTTACGGTTCCGGACAGTGGATCGCTAAAGGATAGACAGGATTGGAAAAAACTACTTACGTATAGAGATGATCTGAATGTTGATCTTAAGATTGACGGTCACAAACTGCCGGTTAAAACATGTATCGCGATGACACGAACGACTTACAATCTAGGAATTACACAAGAGTATTCAGATCTGACCGGCTTTACTGATCGGTTTGAGGAAGATCCGGATATATGGCAATAAAAAGCGCAGCAGACAAGATTACAAACGGTTAACTGTATTCTACATCGTCCGTATCACCGGCGTTTATCGCGAGTCACCTAACTAAAGGCTGATCCGGCCCGCGCTGCAAATGCATTATACAGGGCGTAAGTTTTCTAATCTGCCGCAAGTACATAATAGCATTGACTTTTTAAGTTCGCAAGAGTATTATGAAGTTGCACCAATAATATCACGGTAACATAACACTAGCACAAAGCAGAAAGGAAAAGAACTATGGCAGCAAAATTTATTGAAAGCAGTTTTTCAGACAAAAAGCAGATTCTTAGGATTACCACCCGCGATGATGCAATCAGCATGAAAAAACTGGACAACGGAACCACGATCAATGTCACCGGATACGTGATCCAGGAGATCACCAAAGACTATAACCTGGAACCGGGAGAACAGCCGGAAGTGTTTGACTCTATCCTGGTCCTGGATGATCACGACAATTTGTATGCTACAAGATCGGACACGTTTATTAGGAAGATAAAAGAGATTGTTGAAATGCTGTCCGAAGATGGAAGCGCATATGATATGATGGCAGATCCGCTGCCGATCCGGATCACAAGACAGACCGCCAGGAGCGGACGCGAGTTCGTGTCTTGTGCATACGCGTAAGCATGCTTCTTCATATAGGGTTCCTCCCCAATCATACACAAATTATCCTCACAGATGGGAAAAGAGCCAGGTCTAAAAAGCCTGGTTCTTTTCCTTTTTATTTACCGGCTATAAAGTGCATCGCTGCGGATTTACATTTTAGGTTCCGGAACTTACAAAGGTTCTGTCTATATTTGTCTTTTATCATCTTTCGATATGGTGAGGACGGATTATAGATCGCCTGTTCTGTTATGTCTTTTTCGGTCGCGGCATGCTGGAGCGCAAAAGACGGATCGGGCCGGTCTGATATATAATAGAAGAAACCCTGTTCGTTATATCGCACAGAGTACAATGAGCTGTTATAACGAATTGTCAAAATATACCGGCCAATATCGCAGACGGAGTTATCTATCATGTCATAATCCGTATTCAGATAGATTTTTTCCTGAGACGCGGCTGCATAATCAGCGCCGGATAAAGCACGGTGAAAAGATGATTCTTTATGAGCCTGGGCGGATGCTTCGTTAAAATCCTGTTCGATCACGAAACCATCGCCGCGGGTAAAGTGTGAGTCTAGCAGCAGACTATCAACAATGCCCAGCGCATCAAAATAAGGATTGAAAAGGTCGATCAGATTACCAACCATGATCACCGGCAGATACTTAGAGTGCTGATAGTGTCCCCTGGACAGGGAATCATGTATACTCATAAATCGCCGAATTTCATCTTTTAAATATACACCGTTTTCCGGAAATAACTCGTCCATTAAAATGATACCGGCATCCGACAAAAGATGTGAATATCTTTTGACCAATTCGGATGCGGCCAAAGATGTAGCAAAGCCGCAAACTTCAAAATGCTCTTTCTTTTCATCGCTTTTGAGTCCGATCCTGAGAATATCAAAGCCGTTTTTCACTCCGGTCTGCTGATCCATGGCAAGGTCCGGATAGAATAGTGTGCTGATATCATTGAAAAAACCGTCTCCCGCGCGGTCTACCTCATATTTATTGCGATAAAGTAAAATGAACTTCTGACCGGTTCTGATATATTTTCTAACCAAGTAACCATTAAAGAAGGTAGATTTTCCCGCGGATCTGTTTGTCAATGCTGCGTAGATTTCCGGTTTAGTTCCGTTTTTATCCGTCTTAGATAGCAGCTCATAACCACTGTAAAATCCTGGTGTAGTGGTAAAATGATCATACTTTTTTAGATTCATCTTATTGCAATCCTTTCTATATTATGTTACTTTTAAGATAACACAAAAGGGGGTGAATACACAATGCAGGAAATCGTACAACTGATATCAACTGTTGGCTTTCCTATCGTGGTATCGCTGATCATGTTCTATTATGTGCGCGACCAGGGCGACAAAAACCGTGAAGACGTGAAAGCGCTTAATGAGGCACACAAGGAAGAACTGCTGACCGTGATCGATGCTATCAATAATAACACGGTCGCGCTGACAGAGTTAAAAGACAGCCTGTCAAATAAGGAGATTATCAAGCATGAATCTGCTGATTGAATTACCGGATATTGTCGCAATCGCGTTTGAGGTGATCGCCGGCAAATGGGGAAACGGTGAAGAGCGTAAAAACAGATTGGAAATGGCCGGTTATAACTATGAAACAATCCAGTCTTGTGTCAATGATCTTATGGCGCTGCTGAAAAAATATGGGGGAGTTTTTGAATAATGGCCTATAATTTCATTTATCGGCTAGTCGATTCAACCGGAACCGGCGGATTGACACAATCCGAGGTTGACAATAACATGCATGCCGTTTATGACAGGATGAGCGGCTACGGTTTTTCACTGCAAGCGGTATGTGGTATGCTTGGATGTTTTCATGAAGAATCGAACGTCAATCCAGGATCATATGAAAATTCACATGGCGGATCACTGTCAACACTGCCCTATTTTGCGGGTGGTCTTGGTATGGCACAATGGACGGATTACCCTGCTTATGCTTTAGCATATCCTAATCCGCTTGGATGGTCTGCCGAGCGTGAAGGCCGAAACTGGTATGATGGCGATTTTCAATGCTGGCTTGTCAATAAAGGTAATGATACTGAGTATACATCTATGGGCTATGGGGACGGCCCACGGTGGGGATGGTTAAATGCTCCACTATGGGCAACCGATAACATGACCTGGGATGGATACAAGGCTTTTACCGGATCGCTTGTTGCTGCTACGCGTTCATGGTTTTTCTGTTTTGAGTGGCACGGCAGTGAACAGGAAGCATATGAAAGGCTGGGTCCCAACTGTATCCAGGATCGCATCAATTGGGCAAACTACGCTTATGATCTGTTGCGCGGTTATACGCCGGAACCGCCCGGTCCTGGTCCCGGTCCCGGTCCCGGTCCCGGTCCTGGTCCTGGTCCGCTGCCTGAGCGCAGCAAACGATTTTTTATGATGTTGAAACCAAGATACAAGTACAACCAAAATAAGAAAAGGAGGTTTTAAAATGCCAGTTCTTACAAGAGAAGATTTCCGCGCGAGAGTCAGTGCGAGAGTAGGAGAGAGTACAACTGACGAAGATCTGTCTTTCCTGGAGGATATGACAGACACGTATGACAGCCTGGCGGGATCGGAAGAAACTATCCGGCAGCTGCGCGAGGAAAACGAGTCTCTCCGGAGAAGATACAGAGAGCGTTTTGAGGTGGCCGACCCGCCCGCCGAAAATGATCCGCCAGCACCGATCACTACGCCGGATCCGGAAGATGATATCATCAAGATGGAAACTGTTGAAGAACTTCTGTATCCCGCTGAAAACTGATCAATCGTTTCATTATTAGAAAGGAGATTTTAATATGCCTATTATCCCGAAAATTTCAACTGCAAGACCGGAAGCATGGCGGGTGATGAACGCCCTTAGAAATGATGCTTCTGCAAATTACCGCGCTGTCGTTCCGGTCGCAACTGCTGACAATGTACGCGAGATCGGTTCTGTCCTGGTAGGAACTCCGGCGCTTGCCAACGAATGGTATTCTGCGCTGCTTAACAGGATCGCGCTTGTGATCATCACTTCCAAAGCCTGGACAAATCCGTGGGGATTTATGCGCCGCGGGGATCTGGAATTTGGAGAGACAGTAGAAGAAATCTACATCGGCCTGGTCAACGGCTATACCCGGAATGTTGACAACGCGCAGCGCCTGGTATTCAAGCGCCGCTTTGCGGATGTTCGGACCGCGTTTCATGTTCAGAACTTCGCGGCTTACTATCCGCTGACAGTAGAGCGCGATGAGATCCGGAAAGCGTTTACTTCCTGGGACGCTGTAGAAGAGTTTAACAGCCGTAAGATCGAGCAGATCTATACTTCCTGGGAATATGACGAGTTCAATATCCTCAAGTACATGATCGGAAAAGCAATCGTCAATGGGGAAATGGCTTTTGAGAACGGTATCACGATCAATGCAGCCAATGCAAAGAGCGCTGTATCTGCAATCAAGGCTGTCTCTAATGATCTGTTGTTCTTAAAAGACAAATACAACGCCGCAAAGGTTCCGTCTCATACCGCAAAAGAAGACCAGTTCCTTATTATCAGTACTGCTGCTGATGCAATCCTGGATGTTGAAGTCCTGGCATCCGCCTTTAATATGGACAAGGTTGAGTTTTCCGGTCATAGGATCATGGTTGACTCCTTCGCAGATATTGACGAGGCGCGTCTTACCACGCTTATGTCCGATGAAGAAACCGGCGTTTCTACGTTCGTACCGTTTACTTCAGCTGAAAAGACACTGCTTGGAAACGTTTCTGCTGTTCTCCTGGATCGCCAGTGGTCGCAGATCTACGGTAACCTCAGAGAGTTTACCGAGAACTATAACGGCCAGGGCATGTACTGGAATTATTTCTTCCATGTGTGGCAAACATTCTCATACTCTCCGTTTATGAACGCTATCGCGTTTGTATCTACCAATGCTGCAAGCCTTACCGATATCAGCCTTACGGTTACTGCAAAGACGGAAACGGCAGCATACACCATTCTTACGCTGACTCCGGATGTTACGCTGTCCGCGCTTGGATCTAAGGACGTGCATTTTGTACAGACCGATGATATGACCGAAGCCGGGATCACGATGACAGAGTATGGCGTGATGACTATTCCGGCATCGGATGAAACCGGCGCGGTTGTGGTGCTGTCCTTCAATGGTGATCTGTATCAGACGACCAAAACTGCAGAAGGCGCTACAAGCGCTGTTGAGGTTACTTCTGCTGCCGCTGTCGGTGACGAGATCGATGTGACAATCGTGTCTTAATAGGAGGTCATATTATGGCATATGTTCAACCAGGCGGGCGGGTGCAGTATTTCCGTAATGTGAACCTAACGCCGGACAGTGAGGACACGATCTATTTTGCATCAAGACAAGCAAAAGACGATTATTTTTCTTCACTGGTAAATAATGTCTTGGACGAACAGAATGTCACATACATTAACGGAGCGGGAAATAAAGGAGTTTTCCGCTCCGCTTTAGGTATGAGTCATTTATATAACGTCAGATATTTAAGATTTAGAAATGCGGAAAGCAGTGATACATCGCATTTTGATACAAAATGGTGGTATGCCTGGGTTACGTCCGTAGATTATGCAAATAATGGAATGACAGAAGTTTCTTTTGAAATTGATGATCTCATATCCTGGATGGGTGACTTTGACCTGGGAAAATGCCTGATCGTGAGGGAACATGTAAAAGACGACCGCGTATATCAGAATTATATTGAGGAAGATCTTCCAACTGGCGATTATGTTTTACGCTACGAAGAACTTTTAAAACCTCATTATCCTGGCGCAAATACCGGCGGAGCAGATAATACCGAATCCTTTCCACAATTGGTTGTATCCATCGCTAAAGAAGCACAAGACGTGGGGGCTGTTGGCGCTTATAGAGGAAATATCATATCCGGCGCCGAATACCGGCACTATGATATATCTACAAGCGGTGCGGATGATCTAAGCGACGATATTGATGATCTGATAGACGCAACCGGCGGTAATGCTATCAATGCTATCATCTCCGCCAATATTGTGTTCGGTTCCATGACTCCCAGGGCGATGAGCGGAACCATGCAAGGCTTACAGCCTTATAATTATACCGGCGTATGGACAGGAAGTTCACATTCACTTGGCGAGGTACAATCTTCTGATTCGACTAAGCGCTATATGCCGGTAAATAAAAAGTTATATTGTTATCCATACTGCGTCATTGATGTGTTCAACTCCGAAGGATCAGAACAGGAATATCGATATGAATGGTTTTCTGACCATCTGCCGCACTTCTATATGTTTGGTGTTGCTGCTGATATCCCGGAAATGTGCATCATACCGCATAGTTACCGAGGATCACAGCAAGGGTACGTTATGGATGAAGCACTTTTTATGCGGCAATTCCCGCAGGCATCTATAGCAGTTGACCAGTACCGCGCATATGTCGCACAGATGACAAGCGGCGGCGGACAGTACCAGGTTTTGGGCAAGATCGCACAGACCGCAATAGGGGCGGCTGCAAGTGTGGCAAGCGGTAACTATGTCGGCGCAGCTGCGGGCGCCCTTTCTGGTGGTGTTGGGATCGCAACCCAATTACTGGCGGACAAAACAAAGTATACATCCATGCCGGACGCTGTTCTAGGTACTGCGAATTCTGACATGATGATGGCAATTAACCAAAAGTGTTTCCGCATATTGCATAAGTCAATAACGGCGGATTATGCAAGGATCATAGATAATTTTTTCAATGCCTACGGATACCGCGTGAATAAGGTTGATAAGCCTTCTATGAGTAACCGGCCCGCTTTTACTTATGTGAAAACATCCGGTTGCCTGGTGAAAGGATCGCTGCCGGCCCAGGCCGCGAAAGTAATTGCCGACCGGTTTGATAAGGGGCTGCGCTTTTGGAATGGCAGCGCGGCAAATATTGGAGACCTTAACATGTCCAACGGACAGGGGGTGTTAAATACCTAATGGCTAAGAAATTCAATTCTAATACCGCGGGCGTGATCGAATACGCGGATTTCTACTATTATTATATACAGCGGCTGAAAGCAATCGCGGTTTCATGTTTTGAGTGGAAAAATCTGCCGCTGTCGGTATCGCAGCGATTTCTTGAGATCTCCGCGCTCCGCCGGTCATTCTGCCTGTTCTTTAAAGATGATATCATGGATGAATACTACGCTATGCGCTGTATCCTGGAACCACCATTTGATAATTATGATATTCCGATGAACCGCATAGCATATGCAAATAACAGATATAGGAACCGGTTGAACTACAAAAACAGCGTGATTATCTATGACAATTATCTTCATGAAGCTATGTGGCCCACACTGTGCATGTTTGCGACACAATTGACAAACCTGGAGATCACAAAACAGATCAACCTACGCGCACAGAAAACGCCGGTCATGATTCTTTGCGATGAAAAGCAGCGGCTTACAATGGAAAATTTATTCGCAAAAATAGATTGTGGAAGTCCGGTTATATTTGGTTCTAAAAACCTGGATATTGAAGGAGTAAAGTCTTTAAATCTCGAAGCTCCATACCTGCTTGACAAACTCCAGGAAGACAAGATCAATGTGCTGCATGAAGCCTTTTCTTTTATGGGCGTTGGATCGCTTGAGATTGTAAAGCGCGAGAGGTATATCACAAACGAGATCCAGGCCGCGAATGAGGGTAACGTAGCGCAGCGCGCCAACCGGTTGAAAGCACGGACGGAAGCAGCGGAACATATTAATGAAATGTTTGGTCTTGATATTTCTGTTGAATACTCCCCAATCGCGGACCAGATCGCCAATGATATGTTACGAAACGCGGCGGATCCTGAGCGTCCGGAACCGGTTTTTGAACTTGAAGGGGGTGATATGTAATGGCAGTGTACACCACACAGTTACGGTCGATCTGTGAGAGCGTGACCGGTCATACAACCGCAGAGAGTTTTTCGAAAGTCGATGAGATCATAGCAGATGCGCGGGAATTGATATTCGATTTTGATTATCCTATTTTTGATACTGCATACAAGCCGGAACTGGAAGAAAAGATCTTACATCATTTTTATTTGCGGGAGATCGGCGCGGAAACTTACGGACAGTTCAAGTTATTTTTATCACAGCGGCTGCGCGAGATCATGCCGCTGTATAATCACATGTATAATGCTCAACTCATGCTACTGGATATCGACCCTCTTTCCGATGTAGATTATGAGAGAAAAACAACTCATGCGGGAGTAGATACGGACGGAGAGAGCGGTACGACCAGGATCGCCGGCAGCGACACAAACAGCGGTGATGACATTAACACGCAAACATATACTAATTACAAAACGGAATTTACACCGGGAGCCAAGTATATAACAAAAAGGTCCGACACTCCGCAGGGCGGTATAAACGGAGTAGAAAATGATAATTACTTATCGGAAGTTACTATCAGCCAGGGAGCCGGAACCGGCAAAGATACAACTAATGTAAATGGAGAGATCAAAAATACACTTAAAAACGGTAAAAAAGTTACAAGTGACCACACAACCACACACGGAAAGACACTCACTAAAACGTATGGATCCACGATCACGGAGCAGATCAAAGGCAAAATGGGATCCTCTGATTTTACGCAACTTTTGACCAACTGGAAAAATGCTTTTGATAATATCGATGCTATGATCATGGATGACTTGGAAGTTTGCTTCATGAACATTTATTAAAAGGAGGTTTAACTATGGCAGTAGATTATACGCCCTCATTTGATCCGGCGGATGTAAACAGCGATTATGGCAGCACGGGCGGGGATATTACGGTCCCGACTTTTAAAGCCAATATGAAGCCTTTCCGCTTTTGGTGCCAGCGTGCGCTGCCGCTTGTCTATGATGACAGTCTGTCTTATTATGAGGTACTCTGTAAAGTAGTTGATCAGATGAACGGCTTTTTGACGGATCTTCAAACAGCGACCGGGAGTATTGGAGAATTCGCGCAACAGTTCGTGGTCAATCAGCAGTTCCTTAATAATATGGCCACGAAACTTGGCCAGGATGTTGACACCCTGGAAACCTATATCAATGATAGGATGGATGACTTTACAGCGGCATATCAGCAGTTGCAAAGTTATGTGAACAACTATTTTGATAACCTAGATGTCCAGGTGGAAATCAATAATAAACTTGATGCGATGGCCGCGGATGGAACTTTTAATACATTGTTCAATCCGGTGATTACTGCTTGGATGACGGAAAAGACCGCTCAGATCGACGAGGATCTTGCCGAACAGAATGAAACACTGGCGGAGCAGAACGGCCGTATCTCTGTTCTTGAAGGAAGAATGGACACGTTTTCGTCTTTACCGTCCGGATCTACAAGCGGTAACGCCGAATTACTTGATATCAGAACTAATTTCTTAGGTGAGACTTATCCGTCCGCTGGGGATGCGGTGAGAGCGTCCGATATGATCTCCAGCGGTTTCAGGACACGCGCAACAGTCGCTGATACTCCGGATTGGGCAGGAGATACGAGTTCCAGCCTTTATTATACGGCAACTTTTAATATCAGTAATCTTAAGGGCGCAAAGTTTGTATGCATTTATAATACACTTGCTGACAATGTAGGAACTGGCGGGCGGCCCACTATTTTTGGGGGTAATAGCGTAACTCCGGATGCAAATGCAGTGGATGTTACAAATCTGCTTGCATATAATTTTGAATATACACTATTAAAAAATTATCATGATACTAATCCGAATGCGACAGGTTATAGATATATGGCAGCATTTGATATTCCAAGTGACGCACCATATAACTACTTGTATTTTGTTTACACTCCGTTATTTGGTTCTGATGATACTCCCGGCGCTATTGAATATTTCGACTCACCTAATTTGATCGCATATTTTACTATGTGGAGTAAGACGCCGATAGATCCGACTCTAACGCAGCCTAATGAGGCGGCCGATGCGAAAGCAGCCGGGGACGCGATTAGTTCACTAAATGAGCGTATGGATACCTATGTATCTTTGACAGGTGAAAACGAAGTAGAACCGCAGAACATCGCAGGAGTTACTTTTACTAGAACGGAAGTGGAAACAGAAGGGGATAACATCTTTACTTCTGATATGCTTTTTGAGGAAAATTATTATGTGGCAGTAAACCCCAATGTAAATCCACCTGTTATTTTCCATACATCTGTACACGGTTATAAAACATATTGTATACCTGTAGAACCTAATACTACATATCATTTTCCTAGAGCAAGGTTCTCCTGCACTGCAAAAGGAAATACTATAGGCTCTGTTGCTACAAGCGAAACAGGTTCGTACAAATCAACCATTACAACAGCAGATGAAACAGCTTACCTGTTCATAACGTATGCCACTGATGTAGAGGACATGTATGTAAAGCCTGTCGAAATAAGTTATAATTACACTAATTTTGAAATGCCCGACTGGATGACTGGCACGTTGGAACAGATTGCAAATGATACCACAAAAGTAGTGGATGTTGAAACGGATGATACTAATATTGAACCTGATTTAACATTTACAACAGGCTATATGTCAAAAGCAGGAGTTGTTGTAACCAGTGGAGTAACAACGCTTGAATATAGCAATAAAATCGAAGTTGCACCTTCTAATATTATACGTGCAGCATCTACAAGTAGTTTCCGATTTATTTGTGCTTTTAATGGAAACACAGCTGTCGAAGCAAAAGGAGCAGAAAATGTTCTTGAATATGTTGTTCCTGATGGCATCGACCATGTGGTTCTTACAAGGTACAAAGTAGATGATGGCTATCCCATTTACCTTGTAGAAACTGAACAGCATTATGTTAATATCGTAAAGCCAATTCCTATGGGATATATGTCTGAAGCAGGTTCTTTATCAGATGGCGATAGATTGGTGCTACCATATCATAATGTCAAAAATAAAAACCGTTATGTATTCAATGGTAATATAACATCATTTACCAGTATTAAGTTCCAAAAGGGAACATTGGAATATATAACTGTGTCTGCATCTAATGTTGTAATACACAACGACCAAGGAGAAAAAACTGTTAATTATCCTAGCGGTTTTACCATTGACCACGATGTAACTATTCTGATTGAAAATGAAGAGTCAATATATCTTTCAAAGTTGACTATAGAAAGTGCAGGACATGTATTTGATGTTGACGTGACAACTACACCAGTACGTTTCTTGATGGATACAAGTGTACCTGTTATTGAGTCCGTAGGTTCAACTATGACAAATTGCAGATTTTCATGGGTATCAGAAAATATAAATCAGCCAATATGGATTTTTGGTGATAGCTATGCTTCATGGTACAATGCGCGATGGGTCAATTACGCAGTACAGGATGGATACCTTAAATCATCGCTTTTAAACGGGTACGCAGGAGAAGCATCATCAGAAGCAATGAATGGATTAAAAAATCTGCTAGTGGTTACTACTCCTAAAATCGTTGTATGGTGCTTAGGCATGAACAATGGCGATAGTGACTCTGCGGTAAATGCGTCATGGTTAAGCAACTATAATACACTGATTGAATTATCAGAAAAATATGATTTTGAGGTTGTTCTGTATACAACACCAACAACGCCAACTATTAATAACAACTTCAAAAATGCGATTGTTAGAGATAGTGGTTATAGGTATGTTGACGCAGACGGAGCAGTCAGAATAGATAGTGAAGGACACTGGGTGGGTTATAATACAAACTATCCTGCTTTATCAAATGACAATGTACATCCAACAGAAATAGGTGCAAAGATACTGTATTACAGATTCCTTGCAGACTTACCGGAAATGATGTCTAGGTAAGCAAATACTTTGTTTAGTATACAAACTTATTACCAGATCAGATAAAAGGGGCGGTCAACTATGGGCCGTCTCTTTTCCGTGTCAAAAAGTGCGACACTTTCATTCTGAAAATTATACAAAATGCCGGTATGGCCGGCAGCGCGAACACTTGTGCGAGAGGATAGCGTGATCCCGGAAAGTCAAT